AACTTGTGCTTTGTTAAAAGAATCTTCTTTATTTTCTTCTACTTTTACTTCTTCTTGTTGGATTTCAGTTGTTTCAGTTTCTACTGTATCCGTTTTTTGCTCGTCAGCCATAATTACTCCTTTTTAAATATCAATATCTTTACTAATATCTTGATATTGTTTTATTTCTTTTTCAGTTATTTGTCTATTATCTTGTAAAACAATCTCTAAAAAATCTGCTAGACTCTCTTGTTCTTCAATAGATAAATTTCTTGTTGCTATTGGAAAATCATTATATTTTTTAATGTATTCACCAGATAATGCTATTAATCTATCAATCATAATTTATCAAACTCCTTTATAAAATTATTAAATGAATTGGTTGTATTTTTTGCATAATACTCCATTAATTTTTTTTCAATATTTCTTACATTCATATTCATTACAGGTGTAACTGTATTTAGGTCATAAGTCATTTGGGTATAATTTGCAAAAGCCTCTAAAGATTGCCTATGAGTAAAAGTTCTTACTCCATCCTTTATAATATTAGGTGATTGATTATAATAGTATTTACCATGACCAGCACCAATAGTTTCTTTAGTAATTGAGCCAATATAATCATTAAAGGCTGTTGTAAATTGACTATCGTATTGTCCACCATAACTATCAAATATTTTGTGTTTTAATTTTAACTTAAATTTATAAATTTGCTCTTGACCATATGATCTTTTATTAAATTTTAAATAATCTTTAATTTCGTCATCAGATAAAATTACTTTTTCTTTTAGGTTTAAATTTTTAAAAAATTTTTCTCTTTCAACCCTTTTTGTAACAAGATCAGGTGCATCCATTTGAACTCTTTTATTTTCAAGAAAAAAAGCATCTTTTCTTTTCTTTAAATCTTTTGTAAGAATTTTTGTATCATCTATTAAAGATTGAATTTGTAAATGTGATATACTTTGAAAATTTGTATCTATAATTTTTTGTTTAGTATTTTTACCATATTTTTTTAATAAACTTTTATCTTTTAAATAAATAGCACCTAATTGCCTATCTATTCTATGCCCATATTCGTGAATAAAAGTTCTTAATTGTTCAATATTATCTGCATGATTACTACCCATATTTAATAAATCTTCACTTGATCTATAAAAACCACCACCTTCTCTTTTAAATTTTTTTAATGCTGGTATTGTTGATATAACCTTTGTAATAGGATTGACTTTATTTCCAAAAGCTTCTTTTAATAAATTTTTTTCACTATCTGCAACATCACCAAAAATATTTTTAATTGGTTTTTCTTCTTTTTTCTTTTCTTCTTTTTCTAACCAATCTGGATCAACAGGATTCCAAGTATGTCGGCAACGATAACCACCTCTAACAACAAATGGATCGCCACTTGATTTGCCTGTCCAACTACCTGACCAAATACTTCTAATTTCTTCTTCAGAATATACTTGTCCTATATGTCTTTGACAAAAATCTCTTGTTGTTGTTATAGATGTTCCAGCATATCTAAAATGTGTTAGTCCAGCAGAACTAGATTTAGCCTTAACAAATTGAGCATCAAATTGCATAATAGAATCATGTGCTAATTGTCCAGCATGACTTGACATTGGTCGTCCAGCCGCATCTACTCCGCCTGTTAATTTGCCTGATATATCTCTTACCATATCATCAAAAGACCTACCGCCAATAACATTCTGATAAACATTAGTATTAATTTCAGTTAAATAAGTATTAGCTACTTCTTCAAAACCCTGAAATGTTTGTGTTTTTAATGCACTAATTGTATCTAAATCTACCTTTGTTAAGTTCTTAAATTTATCTGGTATGTTTAATTTGCCAAATTCTTTCATAAACTCACCTACTAATTGATCGTATTCCCTAATAAGAGAGTCAGATTCGGCTAGGAAGATGTTTTGGAATTGTTTTTTAAAGTCGTTTCGTAGTTGGATAGTGATTGCTGTTTTTTGTCGTAATAGTTCAGGGCTAAATGGTTGTGTAGATAAAAGTTTTTTATGCTCTGCAATATCTGATATTATTTGTGCTTCTAAATCTTCTAATGTTTTCTTAATCTGAGTTTCATGATTAAGAGTTAGTTTGTCTAATATAGATTGTCTTGACATTCATTTTATTCTTCGGCTGTTTCAACACCTTCAATAGCTGGTGTAGAGAATTGTCCTATAGCCACAGTAGAATTATCAATTTCATCATTAATGGTACTAATAGTTTCATCTTCTTCTACAACTGACCTTGCAATTTGTTTATCAACCTCTTTCATAAATGTTTCTGATTTAATTCCACTTGCTTTTGCTGTTTGTAAGAATTGTAAGTCAGCCGCATAATCTCTTAAATCAAAAGTATCTGGGTAATCAATTTCACCATCAAATACTTTATTTTGCCACTTAGCAAATAAAGACCATATTCTTTCTTCTGCATTTTCTAATAAATCAGCTTTTTCAGATAGCCTAGCATTTAATAATTGGAACTCTGTTTGTAAAGCTATGCCACTATTAACTGTTTTTTCTGTTCCTCTTACACTTCCCATATGTGTTATTCTGTTAATAGCATCTACTTTCATACTAATTGTTTTCATTATGCTTTCTAATGATTGAGAAGAAGGTTGAATAATATAAGGCTTTAAGTTTGCATCCATATCTTCAGGCATTTCAATAATGCTACCAGCACCAGCACTCGCTTGAACATTAGGTGTTTTAACTAAATTAGGATGGTTAGATAATCTTATTAATTGCTCAATTTCAGAATAATCATTGTAAATAGACTGTTGTAATTCTGCAACATCTGACAAATCAGATATACCAATAGCTTTTCTTTGTGATTTTTGATTGTATAAAATAACTGCTGGTATTTCTCCTAAAGCATTTGGTTGTTCATCTAATAATTTTGGTTTAGCTGTACTGTGGTCGGTCATGTAATCGTCAACATGATAAGTACAAATATCTTCAGGACTCCAAACTTTTAATATGGCTCTCTCAGGATTAATGTCCTCTATAATAATTAATGATGTTAAATAATATTTGCCATTAGCTAATCTTTCATATCTCCAATTAGTTACATTCTCTGGTGAATAGATAGACATATAAGGTCGTATGTCTTGTTGTAATTCTTCGGCTCTTGTTTTGGTAATAATGTTTGGCTTATCTATAATTCCCCAACAATGACCATAAATAGAAGCCTGAGTTTGCATTTCTTTAATTACATTTGCAAAAGACCTACCATCTAAATCACTATCTTTGAGAAATGACTCTAATTGTGGATCGCCACTCATAGAGCCATAATCTCTCGTAGGAGGAACACGAAATAAAAAACTTGAATAAATTTGTACTACATTTCGGCAATGATTATCTAAAGGTGTAAAGTCTAATCTTTTTAAATATTCTTCATCTGTTTCTAGTATGTATCTGTTTAAAAAATTACCAAGAGAAAAATCATCTCCACCAAGATAAGAACGATAATGGAAATTCCAATTATGCAAACTATCCTTATAGTCCTGATGTTTTGATATTAAATATTCCCTGTTGTAATCTGCCATTAACTCCACCTAGTAGGTTTGCTTGGTTTAAACTCTCTACGCAAAGGAAACATATACTCAACCATATAACCTAAAGCATCATTCATGTGATCATGACCGCTATCTTTATCTGGAACATGAGTTCCCTCTTTGTATACTTGTCTTTCTAAACTTTTAATTACATTTTTACAAGATTTTATAATGAAAAGACTTGACACTCCATTCGTATTTTTCAATTTAGAATTTACTGCATTAATTCTATCTCTTACTAAAGGATGTGTTGATCTTGCTCTTACTTCAAACCCAGCATTTCGTAACAAAGCTAAATCAGTAAAACCACCAGCAGATGTTTTTCTTTGTCTTGCGGCTGGATCAGGATAAATAACTATATTAAACTTACTATATCGTCTTTTAATTTCATCAATCATTTCACTTGTATTAGAACTCCATATTTGAATTTCATCAAAAATTATTAAATCATTATCCCTTTTCTGTGCTAAAACACATACCATAGGATCAATATTGAAGTCCATACCAATATGAATTGTTGCATTAACTACTTCATGGTTATCTATAATATGCAAATTTCTATCAAAGTTATAATAAATAACTCCTGAATAATTTACAAATGTTGCCAAATATTCTTGTTGAAAAGTTCTTTCGTCTAGGTCGTCTTTAGCCTGTTCTATTTCTTCTTCTGTTACTTGACCGCCATCTAATGTCGTAAATTTAAAGCCTTGCCATTCTTTGTTTTGTTTAGTGTATAAATCGTATGCCCAATTATAGCCTTTAGGTGTTCCTGTAAATAAAGCATGACCTAATGTATCAGATAAAGTTGGTCTTATAACTTCAAACCAAGCCTGAGGTTTAATGTCCTGAAATTCGTCTATACAGATAAAGTTTAAACCAACTCCTCTTAAAGATTGCTCATTATCAGCACCTTTAAGTTGGATAATAGAATTGTTTTTGAGAATGATAGATAAATCTGCTTCATTAATTTTCTTAACCCACCTGTGATTAATCATTTGTTCTTTGAGCATAGTCCAGCAGATATTCTTACTTTGACGATAGCTTGGTGATATGTACCAAATTTTTTGATTAGGGAATCTTGAAAATTTAGCCAATTCTTGAATGGCAACAAATGTCTTACCAAATCTTCTACCAGCAAATAATATCCTAAATCGTTTATTACAAAGTATTACTTGTCTTTGAGGATCAGATAATGGCACTATTCAATAGACCAAGCTAAAGGCTCATTATCTTCTGTTATTGGTGTTTCAGATTGGCCCAGCATTTGTTTACCTAACCATATCTGCATGACTACATTACCCTTTTCTGCTGAGTTCCATTGCAGTTGTCTAAGCCTTAACTTTTGTTCTGATCGTCCTTTTGTCAAAAATTCGGAATAACTTTTCCTAATAAGGCTTTCATCACAACCAAAATAACCAGCTATTTCTATATTAGTACATCCATATTGTGCTAGTTTTTGTACCTGTTCTCCTTTGATGTCGTATTTTTTTGGTCGTGCCATAATATCCTCTTTTACCTAGAGTGTAGGTTTTGTGTTATTTTAAATATTTTTTAAGGAAATAGCAATAGAAATAGGCGGCTCTTATTGAGCCACCTTTATTGATTTAACAATTTTATTTTTTGCTTTTTGTTTTATTCTTTCACGAACTTGATTTATTCTATTGGTATTATTTCTCAATTCAAAAAAATCTTGCTGTAAATCACCTCTAGTTTCTTCATCAACATTATCTTTATAAATAAATGTTCCACCAGATTTTAATTTGTTGTAATCAATTATTTCTTTATGATTTTCAACAAATTGTTTCTTTAATGAATTATGCCAAAAAGAATACCAAACTTTTTCTTTTCTTAATTTAAAAAAACTGTCATTAATTAAATTAGAGTCAATCTTAATTTTACCATCAATATTATGGTCAAATTTAGTATTAGGTGTTAGTACATAACCTTTCGCACCATCTTCATACCAACCACCCATACCTTGATTTACCCAACCACCACGAACACATTTTTGCCAATATAATGTTCCTTTTAATTTACCTTTGTTTTTACCTCTCGTTTTAATGCCAACAAGTTTTACAATTTCTTCAAAAGTAAAACCTGTAAGCATTTGTAAATAGTTAAAACCAAAGTCAGTATCTAGTCTTGAAAATTTATGTGTTATAACTGCTCTACCCATTTTTTTTCTCCTTGTTAATCATATACATACTTTAATGTATTTATTGTGTAATAGTCAACAATTATCGTAATTATTTTTAGGTTAAATAATGGCAGAAAACAGCCATTTAATGAATAGTAATGCCTTCTCTTATAATTTCTTCCACATTTATTAGGTGATTTTTAGCTATATAATCATTAGCTTCTTGTTCTGTTTCAAATCCAGATACTTGAATAACAGCAGAATATCCACCTTCAATATCAGGTAGAGTAAGAAAAAAACTTTTTAATTCAACTTTATTTTTCATAAATTAATCCTACACACTAAAACCCATTTTTTCCATAGCTTCTTTTGTTATTTTTCCTTCTTTATATTTTTGCATAATATCATTATCAAAATCATTAATTGTTTTTATACCTTTTTGCCATAGAGTTAAGTTAGCAAATTTATTTCTTGGAACTATACCAAAATTATCTTCTTTAGTTTGTTTTGATATAAGTTCTTCTGTCCAGCCTTCTGAATTTAACCATCTACTAAAATGTGGCACAAATTGTTTATCTTCCTCTGAATCACATTTTTCATTAAATTTGGCTATAAGGATTGTTGACTCTACTTTGTTATGTATTTTTGTGTAGGCTTTTAATCCATTTGCTTTCGTACCTCGTTTAATTTTAAGTTTATTCCATATCTCCTCAAAAGCATTATTTATTATTTTATTATTATTATTACTATGACTATAATTAGCATTGCGTTCGTTATGCGTTGGCATTGCGTTTTTACCCCATCTCTTTTCAGCAGATTCAGTAGCTTTATCAGATTTTTCTTGTACCCAATTCCATTCTTCTAATTGTGCTGGACAATAATAACCACTTTTATCCATCTTAAAAAATCTACCTAAAATATACTTTGTAGATTCCAAATTTGGATTTTTAATTATTCTATTAATCCTATCTATATCATTAGGTAAATGTGCTTCATTTTTCCAAGCATAACATAAAAATCTAAAATATTTACCAATTTCATCATCAGTTAAATCAACACAATCGGCAATAAATTTATCTGGACTTATACCAAACTTCCACATCTTTAATTTTGTCATTTTTTTTCTCCAATTCTTTAGTAGCTGAATCTATACAATCTTGCTGATACCCTTTCCACCAATTTCTCGTTTCTTGAACAATTTTCATGTAACGATCAGATAATTCCACTATTTTATACTCCCCAGATTTCATTTCTTTGTTCCAATAGTTCAGCACTATTCCAAGTCCAATCATCCAATTTAGGAGGACAAAATGACTTTAAATCATCTGCTATATTACAAGCATTAAAAACATTAGCACATTGAAATAAATTCATTTCTATTTCCTTAATATATTTTTCGTCAGGAATATAATTAACAAACTCACATCTTTTCGGTGTGCAAATTAACATCTTAACATTTACAGGTTTTTCAAAGTTTTCATCAAAAGCCTTTTTATATACAGCCATTTGAAGCATATCGTCATGGACAGGCATAAATTTTTGTTTAGTTTTCAAATCCACAATTAATATTTCATCCTCTTTTTCAAAAACAAAATCGGTAAATCCATAAAAAGGAACTCCCATTATAGAGGTATCTATGCGGCCTTGAAATGATAAAAAACTATCTTTGTATGGTGATAACATATCAAAACATTGCTCTACCATTGGTGCAATCATATTGTATTGTTTATCGTCTGGATCTTCTTCAAGAAATGAGGTTGCCGATTTAAAGTAGTTTATTGCTGTATCAAAACATTCATTAGAATTTGCACTTTTTGTAAACATTTGATGTAGTCCAAACTCAACAGCATTACCTCTTTCCATTGCATGATTTGTTGTTCGTGGGTAGCCATAAATATAAGTTAATACAAATTGTGCTTGATTACTTTTCCATTTTTTTACTTTACTAATACTAAATGGAAGCATTGACTTATCTAATTCCTTATCAAATTTAGTAAATATTTCTTTATCTATCATAATAACTCTCCTTGTCTTTTATCTTTAGGTTTCCATTCAAAATAAAATAATCTATTCGGTTTGCCTGTAAATTTATCAGGAACAATACTTGTTTTAATAGGATTCATTAATTGTGATTTAGCCACAATCATAGAATTACCCTTATAAATTAATTCTAAGTCTGTATTTTGACTTAATGCTTTATCAATATATCTACCTTGAACTGCTATTAAGTTATTAAACAGGCTGGTTATTGTTTTCTGTATCATTTTTTTCTCCATCAATTTTTATTTGTGAAATATTAGCTTCACATTCAGCCAGAAATTCTCGCATAACTGCATTTAAAGTTTGTGCGGCACTTAAATTATCTATTCCGACCTTTGCCTGAACTTTAATTCGTGCTTTGTTATATAAGTCTTTATGTAATTCCAATGTGCTAAATCGCTTAATTGGATAGCTTCTTTTTTCCTTTGACATTTTCCATTCTCCTTTTCACTATTTCTTTTAGTGTTTCTTTTTGTTTGTTTATTATAGAACTATCTGAATGACAAGTTCTGCAAAGAGGAATGAGATTTGAGATTTTATCTCTGAGTCCTTTTTTATCTCCACCCATTCCCCTAGATTCAATATGGTGGTTATCTTGCCACACATTTTTTTCACAGTACCAACACAGTTCAGCATAACTATCAGCTTCAGTATAGCCATAGTATTTCATAAACATTCGTTGATACTTTTTCATTAAATGTCTGGTGATTGATTATACTGTTCATCTTTAAGTTCAATTTTAAAGTTTAAAGTACCATCATCATTCTTCCAAATTGCGGCTGAATAAACCCTATTTGGATCAAGTGTTATCTTCTCTTTAATTTGAACTTTGCTATTTTGATAAACAGGTTTTGAATCTCCTTCAACTTTGTTATCATTCTTAAATAGCTTTATGTAAGTTTTCATATATCTACTCCTTTATTAATTACTTTAGTTTTCGGCTCACCCTTACTAAAAGTTTCATTAGTATTTCTACCTGATGCTTGGTTTCCATCATCTTCAAAATCTGCTTCAAGATTCAACATAGCTTGAATATGATACCTTCTCATATAGGTAATACCACTTCCAATTTGTTGAGGATTACTTGATACAGTTCCTATT